TATTCATGATATGAATGTGCACTATATGTTTTACATTATATACATCAGCTGATCAGTTGATATAATGGGCGCAAGAAGCAAGGGAACTGGTCCCTTGTAAATGAGAATCATTATCAACTAAAGGACATACTTATGATTAAATTACACCCAGAAACAGCAAAGGAAATAGCTCAGTTAATTAACGATATAGACGTTTCTAATTTAGTTCGACAGGACGAAAATGATGTAAACAAAAGAATTTATTGGCATGCAAAAGAATTTAAGGCAATCATTAAACTAACTGAGGATTACGGTATACCTCATGTTAGCTATTCTCAAGCGATAAGATGCATGAAAAAAGATATGTACGCTAACGCAACGCTAATCTGATAAACAAAAGGAGTTAGATAGATGAGAGAAGATATTATAAGCGCCTTAGAAAGTGAGATTATCTGCGAGGCGCTAGAGGATTTTATAGACGCTATGCGAGAGGATGTCAACGCGACTAATGCGGAGATACGTGAAAGCGTATTAAAAGAGCTTAATTATAAATTAAGTTTTTTTCATAACGGATAAACAAAAGGAGTATTAATTGTGGTTAAATTTATGAGTAGTAGAAAAGAATTAAAGCCTTTGATTAAGCAGTTAAAAGATGGAGGCTTTGAGGTTAATAATAAGGATGGTTGGGTCACTGCTTTAGATAATGATGGTACAGAGGTAATGGTGGCAATGCCTCATAGCAATGGGTCAATGATGTTGAAATTAAACGATGATTATTTTGCAAGTTGATTTACCTATGACTATCCGATATACTGCGATAGTCATTAGCAAATCAATTTTAAAAGGAGTCTACAAAAGTGATTACATTATCAGAGATTAACGAATCAAACGCAATTAATAAGAGTGCTAAAGATTGGGCCAAAGATAATTTGGATTATCTCAATAAGCCGATGCGTTTTTTCGGTAGCAGTTTAAAAGTAGAAAAAGGCGCGGATAAATTTGATACGTATATTATGTATCTACAGCCCGCCGATAAAGTAGCGATTAAAACTCTCTGCACATTCGCAGATAAAGCAGGATGCAAAAAACCCTGTTTAATCTCTAGCGGTCAACTAGGAATGTCTACAGGACAAAGCGCCGCGACAAAGCGAACTATTTTAATGTTGTTACGTCCTCAATCTTTTGAGTCCGCTATTTTATCAGAGATAGATAAAGCAGAGAGAAAAGCAGTTAAAACGGGATTACCCGCGTTATTTAGATTAAACGGAACCAGTGATATAGATTTCAGTAACATTATGAAACAGAGGCCCAACAGTTTATTTTATGACTATACTAAGGAAATTAGCAGAGTCAGAAAAAACACCTTGAAAAATTATGATTTAACATTTAGCGGGTCAATGTTTAGCGTACAAAGTAAAGCGGCGTTACGTAAAGCAGTGAGCGCTAACTATAGAATCGCTATGGCGTTCAACACTAAAGGTCTAAAGGATGATGATCTACAATTACGCCGTGATTTAAAGTCCTTTGATACTACGGATCTTAGACATTTAGATGGTAATGTAATAGGTACGTTAAAACGCAAAGGAAGCAATAAACAAGAAAGATTTTTGGAAAATACAAAAGCTGATAGTTTTTTCGTAACTAGCGCCAACGTGCGAGAGTTTAATGACATAATAGCAATAGGAGGATAAAAACAGTGAAAGCATACCAACATTTTAGCGATGAGCATTTATATTTAGATTGGGTCAATAACTTTTTGACAGTCGGCAGGTTCGCTGAGTATTACGAAATGTCAGAGGATCACGCGAGGGAATTAATAGAGCGCATGAGGTACAGAAACGATGACAGATAAAGATAACGAGGTATTTTGTTGGGCAGGTGTTGCATGTTTAGTAATATGCTATATAATAGCAGGTTCAATTGACTATGGGAGTTTAGCACTATGAAGGACAATCTTGAGCCTGTAACACGGGAGGAGCTTACCGAGGCGCAATACCGCGCATTAGACAAACTAGGGGACAGTAGGACCTATAAGGAGGAGGAGTTGTATCAGACTGTCAAACATGAGCACCTATGCAATAGATACGTAGCTAAATTAAAAGCGTTCTACACTAGCGATTTTATGCGTAACAACTATAGGGAGGAACAAAGACGGGCTGATGCTTTGGACTTCATGACACAAATACACGAGGCTGTAAACCATGATTAATTTAAATCTAGGATCAAAAAAACTGACAGTAGAGCTTAGAAACGGGACGGGCTTAGATATAGAATTTACTGATAGTAAACCCGTATGGACATATAACGAGATTACAGGGGATATTGTAGCTTTACCGTTTAAAGGAACTGTGATACTATTGCCGTTTATAGTCATTACTTTTGGGTACGTATACACAACGGAGGAGCTAGAATTCAATGAGTAGAATTAAGGAGCATTTAGGCTATGACGGTTGGTCAGATTCAGAGGAGGGGAACATAAGACCGATCACCCGTTTGATCAATGAAATGGTAGAGTATGAAATGCTATCCATGACATTACAGGAGGCGCACCAACGCGCAGAGGATAGCGTCAGGGCTTACTATAGTAGCTTGACCGCTGAGGAGTTTTTAAACCAACACAAGAGGGCTTTTCCTTATGAGTAGATGCAAAGCATGTAATGTGATTATGAATGAGTATGAGCTAAAACGAATCGACAGGATGACAGGGGACTATTCGGAACTATGTACAGACTGTTTGACCGCCTCAATAGAGGCTGAGTTTGACGTACCGTATCCAGATCATATAGATAACCCGTTTGACTTTTTAACGATGGAGGGCTAAACAATGGCGACAAAATGGACCAAAGATCAACCCGCTGTACTAGGGGGAGATGACCCGATTGATAATGACGCAGAGATTTTAATTTATGCCGATCAGAATTTTGTGGATGATCACTCTGTAAAACAACTAGCACGACTTGCTTTTTGTAACGAGATGGACATAAGCGAGGAGTTTATTAAAAAGATTATGAATATAGCTGAGGAGTTGAGAGGGGTTTACAGGACATTCCCAGATGGTTATGTTCACGTTCAAGTAAGATTTAATTTAAATTATTGTAATATGTAATAGAGGTATTCATGAAAGAAATAGTGGGTATAACTTTTAATGATTGATGTTATACCCCTTTTCATGTTATACTATACTTATGTATTAAAGAAAAATTTTTAATATATAATTATAGTATCAACCAAACGATCCTTAAGTATACATAGGGTCACACAACCAACGATAGAGGAAAATAGTATGTCAGTATTAGAAGGTTTATTAGCGTTTGAGAATCTTGATGAGCATGAAATGTATCAGGGCCAATCAACTGGTAAATTCTCCGTGGTGTTGTCATTAGATGATGAGACAGCGGGCGATCTGTCAGCCAAAGGCGTTAAGATGCGGGAGTATGAAGGTGTCAAACAGCGAAAGTTTAGCACTAAGTATGACGTGCCTGTATTGGATGCGGACGGTCAGCCATTTAAAGGCCGCATTGGTAGAGGCTCAAAAGTTCGTGTCCTGTACGCTGAAGGTCAGGAACATCCCGTGCATGGTGTCTCTACTTACCTTAATAAGGTTAAGGTGTTGGAGGTTGCTGAAAACACTGGTGGAGAGGACTTCTAGCTGTGGGTTCTAAGTTTGTCCGACATGAGCCATGTCCTAAGTGTGGCTCACAGGATAACTTGGCTAGGTACTCCGATGGTCACGCCGTCTGTTTTTCAGGCGGCTGTAACCACTACGAGAAAGCCACAGGTCAGGTTGTAAACATGACACCAAGTATAACGAGGCGATTAGAAATGACAGGAGTCGTGGCGGCAATCCCTGACAGGCGTATAAGTCAAACCATATCACAGAAGTACGGTGTGACGGTTGAGTACAACGCTCAGGGGCAAATTGTCAAACATCATTATCCGTACCATGATAAGGACTCAGGCTCCCCTATTGGGACCAAGGTTCGAATTGTGGATAACAAAAGTTTTTATTCTACAGGAGAATTTAATAATGTTGGGCTGTTCGGTCAACAATCTTTCAAGGGTGGCGGTAAATACGTTACGATTACAGAGGGCGAGGCAGACGCACTTGCCGTTCACGAAATGTTTGACGGGAAATGGCCCGTTGTCTCCATTAGAAGTGGCGCAACGGGAGCATCAAAAGACATTAAAGAAAACCTAGAGTGGTTGGAGTCCTTTGAGAATGTTGTGATCTGTTTTGATAATGACAAAGCGGGACAGGAGGCGGCTAAGTCAGTTCTTGATTTATTCACCCCCAACAAGGCTAAGAACGTTACCCTGCCCATGAAGGACGCAGGGGACATGCTCAAAGCCAATAAGGTACAGGCGTTTGTGCGTGAGTGGTGGAACGCAAAGACCTATCAGCCGGACGGCATAGTGTCGGGTAGTGATACTTGGGACATGATAATGGAACAGGCGGATGTTAAGTCTATCCTGTACCCTTGGGGCTGTCTTAATGAAATGACCCACGGGTTCCGAAGGAAGGAGCTAGTCACCATTACGTCAGGCTCAGGTATGGGCAAGTCTCAGATTGTCAGGGAGCTTGAGCATTATTTGCTTGGCGCTACTGATGACAACATAGGCATTCTAGCGTTGGAGGAGGACATCCCAAAGACAGCCTTGGGTATCATGTCCATTGAAGCTAACAAGCTGTTACATTTGGATAAGACCGTTACCAAGGAAGAGAAGAGAGGCTATTGGGACAGGACATTAGGCTCAGGGCGTATCTTTATGTTTGATCATTGGGGTTCCACTAGTGAGGACAATCTCTTAGGCCGCATACGTTACATGGCTAAGGGTTTGGACTGCAAGTGGATCATCTTGGATCACCTCAGCATTGTGGTCAGTGATCAGGATACCGGAGATGAGCGTAAGGCTATAGACAGCATCATGACTAACCTTAGAAAGCTAGTACAGGAGACAGGTGTAGGGCTATTCCTAGTATCACACTTGCGTAGACCTAGCGGATCAAAGGCTCATGAAGATGGCGGTAAGATTAGCTTGGGGGAACTCAGAGGTTCGGCGGCAATCGCGCAACTTAGCGACATTGTTATTGGACTTGAACGAGATCAACAACACAAAGATCCTGAGACACGGAACACCACAACTGTTCGTGTACTCAAGAATAGGTTTGTTGGACTCACTGGTCCTGCTTGTTATCTTTACTATGACAAAGAGTCAGGACGTATGATAGAAACTAATTGTCCTATGGGCGAAGAATCGGAGTTTTAATATGGCTAATAGAGTTGGACAGTATTATATCTCAGAGACAGATATAGCAGACCCTGTTATGATTGACGAAACAATTAATGAACTTGAGAGGCTAGGTAAGACTAAAGTTTATCCTTATGGGGCAGGACAGGTGTGCTTTCACCATAGAAAGTGTTACTTTTTTATATCGCCTTATACAATGAGGTGGGCTCCAAGACACAAATCTAATCAGAAATGGTATCGGGGCTATAATAACATCGCTGAGATTTTAGAGTCTATTAATGGATGGTGTGATTATAGAGATAGAAAACAGAAGGTGCTTTAATGGATAAGTTTGTACTTGACATAGAAGCCGATGGTTTCAACCCGACTAAAGTATTCTGTATTTGCATTAAGGATTTACAGCGGAAGCACATGTACTCTATTCACCAGAATGGTGTTAACATGGGTAGGTTTCAGATGTGGTTGGAGGATCAGGGAGAGTGCGAACTAATTGGTCACAATCTTATAGGGTATGATATACCTGTACTGCAAAGATTATTGGGCGCTGACTTTAGCAAATGTAAAATAACTGATACATTGGTACTGTCTCGTTTAGCGGACCCTTCAAGAGAGGGAGGACACTCCTTAGAAAATTGGGGACGTATCTTGAATCAACCTAAAGGGGAACATCATGATTTTACTGTATATTCAAGAGAAATGGTGGATTACTGTGTACAGGATGTTGAAGTTAATACGTTGGTGTACGAAAGATTACTTCTTGATCTTAGAGATTTTAAGCCTGAATGCATATCTCTTGAGCATCACGTACAAAATATTATTACAAAGCAAATTAAAACGGGGTGGCTCTTGGATCAAGAGAAATCCTACAACTTACTAGCTAGACTAAAGGAGAAGAAGAATGACCTTGAAGACGAAGTGCATAAGGCTTTCAAACCGTTACCGACATTTATCAAACAGATTACCCCGAAGATTAAGAAAGACGGTACGCTTTCTATTGTTGGGCTTAAATTTCTGGGTGAGCAATGGCAAACGGCAGTAGCACCTTTTAGCCGCATAGACTTCCCTATCTTTAATCTAGGGTCACGACAGCAGATAGGTAGACACCTTCAGTATTACGGGTGGAGACCAACCAAGTTCACTGAGACAGGACAAGCCATCGTTGATGAGGCAGTGCTAAGTACAGTGAAGGGGATACCACAGGCCGCGTTGATTGCTGAGTATCTAATGATACAAAAGCGAGTAGCTCAGGTACAGAGTTGGTTGGAGGCTGTTGAGGATGACGGACGGGTGCATGGTTACGTTAATTCTAACGGGGCTGTGACAGGACGTATGACTCACTCTAGTCCTAACATGGGACAGATTCCGGCAGTATACTCGCCTTATGGTAAAGAGTGTCGGGATGTGTGGATTGTGCCGGAGGGTTACAAGTTGGTAGGTATGGACGCAAGCGGTCTTGAGTTACGTATGCTTGCACATTACATGAACGATGAGGGATACACAAATGAAATTCTCACAGGAGATATTCACACGGCAAATCAGTTGGCTAGCGGCCTTGAAACTAGAGATCAGGCAAAGACTTTCATCTACGCTTTCCTGTATGGGGCAGGAGATTCCAAAATCGGAAGTATCGTTGGAGGAACTAGAGAGGATGGTAAGAGACTTAAGGAAAAGTTCCTCAGAAATACGCCTTCTCTTGGAAGACTACGAGAACGAGTTAGCGTGGCGGCAGGAAGAGGTTATGTTTATGGCTTGGATGGAAGAAGGGTCCATGTACGGTCAGAACACGCGGCTCTAAATACGCTGTTGCAATCAGCAGGTGCTATTGTCATGAAGAAAGCACTAGCCTTGTTGGATCAGTATGCAATCAAATGGAAGATTGACTATAACTTTATAGGAAACATACACGATGAAATCCAGACAGAAGTCAGAGAAGAGAAAGCAGAGGTTTTCGGAGGGCTCGCTACTAGCTGTGTCGAAGCCGCAGGACTCCACTTCAAGCTCAACTGCCCCCTTGCAGGGGAGTTTAAGGTTGGAAATAGTTGGGCAGACACCCACTAATCCTACGAACACAAGAGGCGGTAAGTATGTGTTTGAAGAGGGAGAGTGGTGGTATTTAAACGGTGTAGACGGGGGGCGCAGAAGGGCTAATTCTCAGCAAGCCAGACAAAACACCAGAATGTGGGTTGACGGTAAGTATATATCTAAGTCACACCCCTTGTACAAAGCAGGTAGATACAAAGGTTTTGAGGAAGCGGCGTTTAGCTCCTTGGAAAACTATAAGGCAAGCCCACAGGGAGAAGTTTACGTTATTTATAACAAAGCTTGGCCTGAATGGGTGAAGGTTGGGATGGCTGTAGACTCAACTGACAGGCTAAAGAACTATCAAACGTCCTCACCTTTTAGGGACTATGCTTTACTGTACTCCTATGAAGTAAAGGACAGGAGAGTTGCAGAGTCAGCGGCACATGAAAGATTAGCTAAAGAGTGTGATAACGTTAATGAATGGTTTAAGTTACCTCACGCTGTAGCTAATGAACTAATATTGGAAGTGATTTATGAACACTAATAAAACAACTGATAATTTAGTGCAAGACATCTATGATCTAATGGTTAGCAAGGATGCTGACCCGTCTGTAGATGTTGAGGCAGAAATTGAGAAGTTTGGCGAAGGTGTCAAGGCTCTTATGCGTACAGAGTTTGGCAGGGAGAAGCGAAAGGATAACCGTAAGCTCCGCCTGTCAAACATTGGTCGCACTGACAAGTACCTATGGAACCATGTCAACGGTACTGAGGGAGAAACCATTGCACCTCATACTTATGTCAAGTTTATGTACGGACATTTGATTGAGGAGATGTTGTTGTTCCTCACGCGCATGGCGGGACACTCAGTCACCGATGAGCAGAAAGTATGCAAGGTAGAGGGCGTATTGGGCCACATGGATTGCAAAATAGACGGTATTGTGACCGATGTTAAGTCTGCCAGTAGTTTTGGATTTAAGAAGTTTAGGGACGGAACGCTAGCTTTTGATGATCCTTTTGGCTACATTGACCAGATAAAAGCCTACGCTCATTCCTGTGGAGATCGACAGTTTGGTTGGCTAGCTATGGACAAAGCTAACGGTCATCTGACTTATCTCAAGTATGACTTGGACGATAAGGAAGCTCCTGTTTACAATGCTTTGTCTCAGGATATTACTGAAAGGATACGACATGTAAAAAAGCTAGTGGAACAGCCAGAGCCGACAGAGGTTTGTTACGAGCCTTTGCCGGATGGCAAGTCAGGAAACTTAAAACTGGCTATTGGTTGTTCGTATTGCCAATTCAAAAAGCACTGCTACCCAGAATTAAGAGTATTCAATTATTCATACGCTCCAAAATTCTTATGTAAGGTAGTCAATGAACCTAAGGTACAGGAGTTAGTTTTAAATGAAGAAGGTTTTTAGGTCGGGACTAGAGTCAGCTTTGTATGACAAACTTAATAAAGAGTTTAAGTATGAGCCATATAAACTACCATATATTATATCTAAAAAGTATCTTCCAGACTTTGTACATGAGGATAAAAAGATACTGATAGAAGCTAAAGGTTATTTTAGAGTGGGGGACACACAGAAATACACATCCATAAGAGACTCTGTTGAGAATTGGGAATTAGTATTTGTACTGTCAGACCCTAACAAAAAAGTAAGGAAGGGAAGTAAGATGACAATGGGGCAGTGGTGTGACAAGGAAGGTTTTGCTCACTTTACTGTAAAGACAACAAAAGAGTTATTAAAGTATGTGAGGGATAAAAATGTCACTAACACTTGAAGAACTAAAGGAGGAGATTGTTAGGGAGTATGATGTTGTTTTACTCTGTGAGGTTTTAGACATAACTCCTGAGGATATTTTGGAAGCTTTTGAAGACAAACTAATTATTAATAGAGATAAGTTTACTGAGGATACTGAAGATGAGACTTAATGACGCAACACCCGCTGAGTGGGACAGGTTACGAAAGGAAATACCTGCCATAGAAAAAGTACCTAAGATAGACAAAGCTATGAAAGCTTATGTGGACATGGCTGATGAAGAACTTGAGGATGTAGTTAATAAGCCTAAGCATTATAATACAGGTAACATTGAATGTATTGATGCAATAGAAGAGTCCATGTCCAGTGTAGCGTTTAAAGGTTATCTCAAGGGAAACTGCTTGAAGTACCTTTGGAGATATGACTATAAAGGTAAGCAGGTAGAGGACTTAAAGAAAGCTCAGTGGTACTTAAATAAATTAACAGTAATAGTGAAAGAGGAAAATAGTTAATGTCTAATTTTGATTGGAAAGATAAAGAAGATTGGAAAAACTTACTATTTGTTTTAGTTGTTTTTAGTTTACTCTTTGGATCATTTATTTTTTTAGGAGATTATTAATGGATCAGTATCAACAGTTTATACATAAGTCAAGATATGCACGTTGGCTGACTGAGGAGAAGCGTAGAGAGACTTGGGAAGAGACAGTACAACGATACGTAGACTTTTGGGTCAACCGTGGACAGCTTGACAAAAAGACAGCCAAGCGCTTGTACAACGGAATACATAGTTTAAAAGTAATGCCCTCTATGCGCTGTATGATGACAGCAGGGGAAGCTTTGGACAAGGACAATGTTGCAGGGTTTAACTGTAGTTACTTACACATAGACTCACCACGATCCTTTGATGAGCTTATGTATGTGCTTATGTGCGGCACAGGTGTTGGCTTTAGTGTTGAACGTAACTTCATAAGTAAGCTCCCTGTCATTGCTGAGTCTTTCCATCCATCCGATAGTGTCATCGTAGTAGCTGACAGTAAGATAGGTTGGGCATCAGCATTCCGTGAACTAATAGCCATGCTGTACGCAGGTAAAATACCTAAGTGGGACATGAGCAAGATTAGACCTGCCGGAGCTAGACTTAAGACATTCGGAGGTAGAGCTAGCGGGCCTGAGCCTTTGTTGGATTTATTTAATTTCTGCATTGAGGTGTTTACTAAAGCCGCAGGACGTAAGCTAACATCAATAGAATGTCATGATGTTGTCTGTAAAATAGCTGACATTGTAGTAGTCGGTGGTGTGCGTAGGTCTGCTTTAATTAGTTTATCTAATTTATCTGACCCGCGTATGGCTAAGGCTAAGATGGGTGATTGGTGGCGTAATGAAGGACATCGTAGGCTTGCTAATAATAGTGTGGCGTACACAGAGAAGCCTGACTTTGAGTCCTTCCTGTCTGAGATGCAAAACATGTATGAATCCAAAGCAGGTGAGCGTGGTATCTTTAGTCGTATTGCGGCACAAAAGATAGCCGCTAGGAATGGTCGTAGAGACCCTGAGCAGGACTTTGGTACTAATCCTTGCTCTGAGATTATCCTACGTAGTAATCAGTTCTGTAATCTGTCTGAGGTTGTTGTAAGACCTACGGATACCAAGGCTATGCTTAAGGATAAAGTAGAGCTTGCGGCTATCATAGGGACGCTACAGGCTACTTTGACTGACTTTAGGTATCTACGTAAGTTATGGCAGAGAAACACAGAGGAAGAGGCATTGCTTGGCTTAAGTTTGACAGGCATTATGGATCATAAAGTATTGAGCAAGGACATTGCGTCAGTTACGTGGCTAGAGGATTTAAAAGATGTGGCAATCAAAACTAATAAACTTTGGGCAAAGAAGTTGGGAATCAATCAGTCAACTGCTATTACGTGTGTTAAGCCTAGCGGTACTGTATCTCAGCTTGTCGATAGCGCTAGCGGCATTCATCCTAGGTTTTCTAAGCATTACATTAGAAGAGTACGTTCAGACGCGAAAGACCCGCTTGCTCAATTCATGTCAGCCACCGGATTCCCCGTAGAACAAGACTTAATGAGTCCATCGTCATTGGTCTATAGTTTCCCTGTGAAGTCTCCAGAGACTAGCGTTACAGTCAAACAGGTGGGTGCAATGCAACAGCTTAAACTATGGAAAGCCTACCAGAATCACTGGTGTGAGCATAAGCCAAGTATCACTGTTTATTATACAGATGATGAGTTCTTGGAAGTAGCACAGTGGATATGGAATAACTTTGACTTGTGCAGTGGGATTAGTTTGTTGCCAGTTAGTGATCATGTGTATCAGCAAGCTCCTTATGAAGACATCAGCGAGGAAAAGTATCAGGAGTTAGTACAGCAGATGCCTGTGGGTGTGAATTGGAATGACCTTGAACAGTTTGAACAAGAGGATAATACTACAGGTAGTCAAGAGTTAGCGTGTGTAGGTGGAGCATGTGAGATAGTTTAGATAAAACTAAGGGGCCTTAAGTGGCCCCTTTTTTATTCTTCTCTAGTTCTTGCAGTCATCAAGCCAACACCTAAAGGAGACTGTAAACCTCGTCCCACACTGTCTGGACGAGTATTAACATACTGAGTCAATATTTCTTTTGCGTCCCCTCTACCTTTTGTTTTTTCTGGTTTAGGTTTATTTTTTTCTTTAAAGTCTTTTCCTTGTTTTTGTGTTTGTTTTTTTGCCCATTTGTTGTTCATTATATCAATATGCATTGGACCTGCTACAGCAAGAACATCTGTTGGTAAAGCTTTTTCTATCCCTTTACCTAAAACAGGCATTTTTTCTAAAAAGTTATGTACGTCTGACATATAAGCAGTTACTCTCCCATTAGGGAGCACTTTATAAATTGCGTTCACGCCACCTTCAACTACAGCGTTTCCTACAAAACTACTTTGAACCCAAAGTCCATTTTTTGCTACGTCTTCAGAAGATTTACTTAACACTTTAAACTGACTATCTTTTTTACCAGATTGCTTTAATAACTCTTTGTACAAATTTTCAGTAGAAGGTCTTTTAGGAAAAGCAGTAAGGACTTTTCTAATTGTTTTATTTACAGGGTTCTTAAAAGCAAAGTCTTGTAAATGGTTTCCAGAAGCGCCACCACTAGGTTCTTTGAATATAACTTTTGTAGGTCTATCTGAAGAAATTCCCCAAGCTTCTGTAATATGTTCATAAGCTTTCTTAGAGTCTTTAGGGGAAGTGTATTGTCTTTTACCATTAAGTTCTGTTTTTGTTGCTTTAACACCTGACTGAAAAGATTCTAAATTTAAAGGTTTATAGCCTTGTACTGTACTAAAGTCTTCAACGTCAATAAGAGAAGAACCTACATTTCCTTGTCTTCCAGATTGCTCAACAACATGTCTATTATAAATAGCCTGAGCCATTGCTTTTTCAATGTCTCTAGGTGTTGAGTTTGGATCATTTAAAATACTTTTAACTTTCTTTTGGCTTTGTCTTGCAATCCCTGTTTCAGCGTACAATGCTCTAGAATAAGGATTTAATATACTATCAAACATAGACACAGCGCCATCAGCAACCCATTGACCCATCCCTGTTGCTCTTTTACCCGCACCTGCAATATTAGAAGGAGTTATTTCTTTTCCTGTAGCCTTTAACAGACTTTCTCCTAAAAAATTTTCAAACGTGTTAGCAGAAATTTTATCAGGCCCATAATAATTTTTTATATAATTACTAACTCCAGAAGCCCAAGCACCTTTGTTTTCTTTTGCTCCTTGTTTTAGTAAAGAACCACCTGTTCCGACACTGAAAATATTTACTATGTTTTTAACTTGTTGCCATTCTTTAGGGTTTTTATCAGCCCAACTTTCTACAGCTTTTCCTGTATCGCTGTCTAATACCCCTTGTACTGATTGATTTGCAAAATCTTTAACAAACTCAGGAACGGCCCAACCAACTGTTGCACTTAAAGTTTCTCCAACAACATCACCAACCGCTCCCGCGCTTTCTCCTAAAAAAGTAGTAGCCACATGCATAGGATCATACTGATTAAAACCCATAAAATCTTTTTGAGGTTCAGTAGACTCAATAACATTGTTTAATCTATTTTCTAAAGAAGATAATAAAGTGTTTGATTCAGCCATTTAACTATCCTATTGTC